TTGCCATTTTATTTTTTGTCTTTAAATAATGTTATTAAGTCGTTTAAATAATCTACTGCTAAATCCGTACCATATTTAATTTTAAAATCAGGAGACATTTTATAGTACTCCATAGTTTCTGTTTTAGCCTTTTTTAGTAACGGAAGTAAAGTATTTATCTTATCTTCTATTTTATCAAAATCTGTTATTCTAGTATCTACGAATTGTTTTAAAGCTGGGTCTGATAAATTTAATGAATCAACATATGCCTGTGAAGATTCTTCATTTTCTTCTAATTTTTTAGTCCATAAATCTTTATGTTCTAATCCTTTAGCTTGTTTATGTAATTTTTTAGCATCAACTGGTTTCCAACCTAATTTATAATAATAAATATTTTGAGCACCTTTAGCCTTTTTGTTTGGATTAAATGCGTTTGGTGTAGCATAATTAGCTCCAGCACCTGGTGAAAATGAACCAGCACCTGCACCCGCTCCAGTAGCACTTTCTTCTTCTAATGCTTTACGTACAAGATCTCTAACTACGTTTTCATCTATTGTTTGAAGCATCTTAAATTGTTTAGGATACTCTTTACGAATATGAGTTCTGAATCTATTATATAAAGCATTAAATTCAGTACTAAATTGCATTAATTTAGGATCATTTCTAACTTCATCATATGTTATAAAATCCTTAAATGCTTTATTAAGTTCTTTAAATCTTTTATATACTAATGCATAATCAGCTTTATACTTAACGTCCCAAGAAATCCTACCAGTTTCCGGGTCGGTTTCAGGTTGGGAAGAATCAAATCCAGTTAAATCTTTATTTTCCATTAGTTAAATGTAGTTCTTCTAGTAAATCACAGTATTGAAGTAAATTTACTATTTGATCGTTAGTTACTTTATCATTTTTACCTAATTCAACTAATAATGTTGTTACCTCATTAATTTTAATTTTGGTAATTTTATTTTTAGTTGTTTTATTTAATGTAATAAGTTCACTTTTAATTTCGTTAATTTTACTATTGTAAAATTCTTTTAATTTACTAGTATTATCTACATTATTGATATATTCCTTAAGAATTAATTTTTTATTATTACTAAAATCTGAGTATTTATTATTAAATCTTTCTAATAAAATTTTATAAGCTAAGATACGAGTATCTTTATCTTCTTTAGAAAAATCACTTACAGAATCATCAGAAAGTTTTACTGTTTTAGTAGACGATGATAAGTGTTCTAATAAGACTAATTTATTAGCTATAGTTTGTTCATGAGATGCGCTTTTATTATCGCTATATGACTCAATTAACGTATAAATTGCAGCCTGAGATTTGTAATTTGGAAGTTTAATTTTAAAAAATTCTTCTAAATTATAATGTTTTTTAATCTCATTAATTAAATTATACTTTTGTTTTTTAAGCGACGTACGATTTAATTGTTTAGCACTTTCTAGTACTGTATTAATTATAAGTTCTGCTTTACCTTCTGATAAATTAGTGCGCTTAAGTAAGCTGTCGTATAATTTATATTCACGGCCTAATTCTGTTTTACTAAAGTGTTTTTTTAGTATGTTAGTTGCTTCAGAATTTTTACCAGATAAAGTATCTGCTGTGATCTGTCTTACTAATAATTCAAATAAAATGCCCGTATTTTTGTACTTAGAATGTTTGATTAGCATTTAAATAGTTATTTTTGTTATAAATATATAAGGAGATATTAATCTCGCAAGTTATTTTCGTCAAGTAATGATTCTTTAGCTTTATCAGTTTGAAATACTAATTTTTTATCTAACTCAGTTAAGAATTGTTTATTTTTTAAGTATGTGGTTTGAGCACTTTCATTGATTCTACCATTATATTTTTGCTGGTCATCATTTTTCATAGAATCTTTACCTAATCTATCTTTACCAAGTATATTATCTTGTGTATTAATATTTGTTACTTTTTCTTTAGGACGACCTAATGTAATATCTTCAGCATATCCTGCTGGAACATTTGCTGGGTCAGATGTCATTCTACCTTTACCATATAATGAAGCTAAATCATGTGGTGTACCATAAGATTTACCTGTTTCTAATGGATCATTACCTTCTTCAACTACTTGAGCTAATCTAAACTTACGTTTAGCATCTTGTAATATTAAATCTCTATATTCATCAAATTGATCTTCACTAAAGTGAAATACATTATGATAAATCCAATCTGTTGGTAACAATTGAGCTTCCATAATATTTTTAGCTAAATCTACTTTTTCTTTCATTAACGCAATACGTTCTTGATCGTAAATAATTGATGGAGTAGTTAATGAAATTTCAAAATTAGTTAATGATTCACCTGTAAAACCTTGAGTATATAAATGTACTAATGCTATTTTATTTAATTCAGATAATATAATACGTTGAATACGATCAATTGTACGAGCAAAACGAATATCTTCAGCTGCTAATGTTGCTTTACCAGTTAAATCTTTTTCATAACCCATAAATGCTTTAGGTACTTTAAAGGCAGCAAATAATTTATCTCTTAAATATTCAACATCTTCAATACCATCATAATCTAAACCTTTAGTAGTTTCAATTTTAGTTGATTGATCATTACCACGAACTGGTATATAAAAATCTTCTAACATGTTTTGCATGTTATATTTTAAATTATATTCACCGGTTTGATGATCCATATATGGAGTTTTTTTCATTGTAGATATTGTCTTCTTCATGAAGTTTTCTACTTCATTTGGGGCAATAGCTCCTACATTGATATAAAATACACGTTTTTCTGGTGCGCGAGAAATTCTATGAATTAACATAGCGTCTTCCATTAATGTATATTGTTTAAATAATTTACGAGCTGGTTCAAGATATGAACGACCATAAGGAAGATAATTAACATCTGTTAATAATCTAAAATGAGCCATCTCATAATTTTCAAAAAATATTCCTGTGTTTGCATTGTTTTGATTAGGAACTACATATCCTGTTCCACCTCCAGTATATCCATCTGGGCTAAATTGGAATCTTACTGATGATGGGGCTTTTGGATCATATCCTTCTTGACGCATAATATGATATGCTGTATAAGGAATTACATTATATACTCCAAACTGTTCTGAGATATCTAGTTTTAGGAAAAAATCTCCATATTTACACATTTGTCTAACCCATGACCAAAGATTAAATTCAATATTTAAAACATCATAAAATAAATTATATAATATTTTTTGTACATCTTCATCTGAACTTCTAATCTGTAATACTTCTCCCATTTCATTTTTCAATGAACATTCATCTGAAACTATGTCTAAAACTGATGCTACAATAGCATCTGTATCCATCACATCATAATCTGAATATAGTTGGGGTCTTAAATATTGATAATTTAGATTTAATTGTTGTCCAAATAATGAAGTTGCATTAGATGAGTAAATTCTACTATATCTATCTATTAAAGAATTGGTTTCATATTTACCACTTCTTTGGATAGAATCAACATCCATTACTTTGATTTGATTTCCTCCTTGATTACGAATAATCACATCAGTAGAAAATAATCTTTTTAATCTAATAAATACACTTGTATCTGCCATTTTGTTGTTTTGTTAAATTAACCATCTAATATCTTCGGAATTATTATTACCTGTATTCATAGAATATGGGTTATCTCTTCCAGATGCGAAATATGCTCCTTGATATGGTGTTGGTTTTGAAATATTATTTAAAACTGCTTTAGTTAATTCTATTCCTTGTTGTTTATTTTTTAAAGCTGTGTCCCTCACATACATTGCAGTATTGTAAGACATAACTAAATCATCGTTATATCCTGATTGAGCTTCTGCTCTTCCATTCTTCCATATGAAAATTTTCATCTCTTCTATCAAACGTTTTGAACGGATAATAACGCTATGATCACCTAAATATTCTCTTCCTTTATTAATTACTAATGGTCTAGTTCTTAAAGACATTGTAAAACCAGGAGTCATTTTAGATATATCTTCATATTGGCTAAAGTACGAATCTGAGGTTAGGTTGTCACTCTTAGGTGAATAATATAAATTTCTATAGTTTCTTTCTATAATGGCATCAAGTGTAGACCATCCAATAGTTGCATTTTCAACTACCAACATTGCTTCATTATATTCTGTAGCTATACCACATAATAAATAACCAAATTCCTTTGGGGGTATTTGTCCTTTATATTCAGCTACTTGTGTGTTTGTTTCTAAATCAAATACATGAAATGCTGAATAATCTTTTCCGTCTCCTCTAGCAACATCGGCAACTACCATATAATTTTTAGTATAATCTGCTGCTTCCCATATCCATAAATTTTTATCTACTCCTCTTCTTTCCATAGGTTCAGACACATATGTAGATAAATAATATTCTAAATGTTCAGGATAATAAACTACCTCACCAGAAGTGGTAAAGTCACAATCACATTCTTGAGATGCTAATCTTGGGTCTCCTAATAATTCATCTTGTCTTTTTCTCCAAGCTTCATCTCTTTCAGGATGAACATACCAAGGTAATTTTATAGGTAAGAAATCGTTTTCTTGAGCTTCTGCTTTTACCCAGGTTTGATGGAACCAATTACCTGTACCAAATGGAGTTGATAATACTATAGCACCCCCTCCAGTTGCTAATGTTTGTTGAGCTGAAGCCCATATTTCACCTATATTTTCAATAAATGCAGCCTCATCCACTATTAATAAAGATACGGCTTCTGATCGACCTGCATCACCAGCAGCTGAAACAGCTTTGATTTGAGAACCATTAGTTAATCTTAATGTTAATTTATTATTTTCTTCAGCTGGTACTTTTAACCATGATGGTAAATTATCATACATGAATTTTACCTTGGTTACCATGTTTTTAGCTGTTTCTTGCTTGGTAGCTAAACAAAGAACATTTTTGTCTTTATGGAAAGTCATTAACCATAGGGAATAACCTGCGGCTAATGTGGAAATACCTAATTGGCGGGATTTTAATACTATAGAATATGGATTTTCTTTCCATAAATTTAATACTGTTGCTTGAAATGGATATAAATTAAATATTACTCTACCTCTTTGGGGGTGTTGTATATTACAGTATTTACGCATAAAGTGCGCTGGATCTTTTGCACAAAGGATATATTCATCTCTTATTATTTGTTTTAAGTCTTGATTATTACTCATAATATGAAAAATTCCATTTGGATACTTTATATCTTTTTTGAAGAGAATTAGTTATTATTGAAGGAGAAATCATTAAATAATGACTAGCTTCACTACAACTATTGTATATTTTATTTGTATTATTATCTATAATTTTTTTACACATTTTATTAATGTGTTCTTGAGAATGTTTTTTTATATTTTTTTGTTTTAATCCAATATTTTTTCTCCACTTTTGGGATTTTGCTATTTCAGATTGTTTATTTTTGGTAATTTGAGTTCTTTTTTTACCTAAATTATAAATATTTCCCATTTGAGATTTTGAAATTTTATCTCTTATTTTTTTATTTCTAGGTCCTATTCCATTATCATATAATTCACAATTTAAACCTTCATTTATTGAATTAAAATATATTTTATAATATATTTCTCTTTCATTTAATTGTTCTAAAGAACATTCTTCTAATATTTCAAAAATATGATTTTCAAAACCATATTTAATTAATGAATTATACAATTTTGGTTGTTTTTTACAATTTAATCTTTTATATTCATTGAATCTTCTAGATATATTAATACTTTGTCCTATATATATTTTTCCTTTAGAATTAACTATTTTATAAATCCCTACCATATTATTTTTTTCCTAATTTCCAATAAGTTCTAAGACTTAAATTAGGTTGTAAGTTACCATCTATCCCTATACCTAATCCGTATGATTGGTGTTTTTTAGTTCTAAGAAGTAATTCAGGGCCAAAATAATTTATTCCATTTTTTCCACCTACTAAACCTACTCCGGCATAAAATTCTACTTTATTTTTTACCACAGTATTTGTTATATTCACTGTTGGGAGAATAAATTGATATTTTATTGAGCGAGATTTAATTTTATTTTCAGATATTGAATCTTTGATGTATAGTTTTAAGGAATCTCCTTTTATAGAATCTTCATAATAATAAGTAGAATAATAATCTCCAATAACATATGCTGTATCTATAATTTTGGTAGTGTCATGGATATATTCTTTTTTAGTTTTCCATTTAGGAATATATTCAGGAATTAATTGGTTAAAAGTATCATGTGTAACAGATTCAATTCTTATTGTATCATTACCTGATGGAGTAATACTACCACCACCACATTTTTGAAATAAAATTATCAAAAATAATATAATAATTATAATAAAATAAAATTTTGTTTTGTTTTCAGACCAATTCATTTATTACCCCATTACATCCGAAACGATATCTGCCAAATCAATTCCTTTAGCTTTGAATAATTTTTTTACATCGTCTCTGTTTATTATTTGTTTCAATACTTTAAAATCATCAGATTCTATACGTTTTGCTTTACTTATATCTCTTAATTTATTTACTTTTGATTCAATTCCTTTTCTTAATTTAGAATATTTTTCTTCGTCTTCAGGAGATAATTTTTGAGCATATTCTTTTCCACCAGTTGATTTTTCTACAGCTTTAATATCTGATGCTTTTGGTTCTTCAGGTGTTTCATCTTCATCTTCTGATTTTTCCCAGTCATCTTTTACTTCAACATCTTCATCATCTTCTTTAGAAGTATCTAATGTTGGTTCTTCAATATCATTTTCTGGTTCTTCTATTGGAGTTTCTTCTTTATCGGCTACTTTAGGAGTAGTTGTTTTAGATAAAGCAAATGCTCCAATTTTTAAAAATTCATTAACAGATGGGTTAATTGCTGGTTGGCTAGTTTTTCCTACTGCTTTAGCTAATTCCATTTGAGATATACCTTCTTCACCTGCTTTTTCAACTACATCTAACATATCACCTTTCCACGTTCCACTATATAATTTTTTAGCAATAGCCATTTTAGCTGGATCTCCTACTTTTACATTATTGGGAGTACGAGCCATTTCATTTACATTATCTTCTTCTAATGAAGATGGGGATTTAGCTACTTCTGATTTTTTCTTTTGTAAAGCTACTATTTCTTTATCTATAGCTACTTTTTTAGCATCTTGAGCTGCTTTATCTGCTGATGCATCTTCAGATAATATATTAATAATTTCTTCTTTAATAAAATTATGGAGTTCGTTACGTTTCATTTAAGCAAGTTTTTATTATAAATATTATAGATTCAAATAAGATTTTATTTGTTTTATTCTATCTTCATTAGAACCACTAATTATACCAAAATTTTTAATTTTATCTAAGTTAGTAGAACATAAATATTTAATGGTTTGATCGATTTGATTTCTATAAGATGAATCAGTAGTACGAACTGAATTATCTTCTATATCTACTCCTGAAGGTGTAACATAAAATATCCAATCATATTCTGAAATGAATCTAGAAGCAAAAAATTCAAAGGATGTTTTATCTGAGGAGGTTATTGATTCAGCATTAAGAGTAAATGCTATTACATCTAATACAGTTCTATCTGTTATAATATTTGTTTGGATTAATTCTGAGCATCTTTCTGCTAAGAATATAGATTGACCTTTTAATGTACTATCAGTATTTAAAGGGATACCTAAATCACGTAAATATTTACTTCTTTCTGTTGCAAAATTATAGTGATCAAATTCGGGAAGTTCTTTTAATGAGTTTACTAGGGTTGTTTTTCCAACACTCATAGTACCACAAAAACCTATTTTCATATTATCAATTTTTATTTGTATGTAAGATATAAAGAAAGCCTGACTATGTCAAGCTTTCATTTAAGAAATTTTTTATAATTATAGACCAGCTAATGATTTCATTCTTTTAAATGATTCATTAATTTGAACAGTTTCTGCTACTTTTTTATCTAAATCTTCATCATCTACATCTCCATCACCATCTTCATCTGTTGAATCTATTGTTGTTGTTTCAATTGATTTCATACCATCTGTTGATTTTGATGGACCAGCTTTACGACCACGTTTTAATAATCCTTTAACTCTAAGTCTTAATTTTTCAATAAATTCAGGACCTAACATAGCTAATTCATCTTCTGTTGGTTCATAATTAGCATCAGCTTCTAATTTACTATTAACTGTTTTTGCTAAGATTGTTTTTTCTGATGTAGGGCGACCTTTAACACCGCTTGTTTCTTCTTTTTCTTTTTTAGGTACTGATAATTCACCTTTGGAGAATATATTAGCTTCTAAGAAATCTCTAACTTTTGGGTTGATTGCTTGTTGACCAGATTTACCTAACATTCTAGCTAATTCAGGTTGTGGAATACCACCAGAATCTGCTTTTAATACGTAATCAATCATATCAGCAATCCATGTGCCTGCGTATAATTCTTTTGCAGCTTCTGCTTTTTCAGCATCGCCTACTTTAATATTTGTTGAAATACGAGCTAATTCATCAAGTTCTTGATTAACCATTTCTCGGATTATTTGTGATAATTTCATATTTTTTAAGTTAAAATTCTATTATAAATATTATGAAATTTAACAAAATTAAAAATTTTCAATAAAATCTGGGTATTCGTTGTCTTCCATAGATATAAATATTATTAAGGTAAAGATTATATATATTTCCATTTAAACCCATATGCTGTTTTTTGTCTACCTGCAGCACAATCTGCTATTTGATTACCTGATTTGTTTAAGCATCTACCTGCTTCTTGTGCTGATTGATATTTGCTAAGTAGGTTATCTTGAAGGTCATATTGGAGTATAGGTTTATGGTGTCCTATATGATTTTTAGGTTTTCCTCTATGAGCATCTCCTATTTTGTCAGCCCATGTTATATTCCTACCTTTATTAGCTTTACTAATATTTGGTTGAGATTTACCTGTTCTAATTAATTTTATTTTTTGTTTAGTTTCTTCAGATTGAGGTCCACGTTTTCTTCCCGTTAACATTTTACTAATTTTTTCTCCTGTTCCTTCTTTATGGGGTTTTCTCATTTTATCTTTTTGTTCTTCAGTATAATTTGAAGGACCCCCACCACCATTATTTTTGTTTTCTAGTTTAAATCCCCAACTTTTATAAAGTGATATATAATATTTTTCCCAAAATAACCATTCACTATCTTCAACAATATCTATTTCAATAAAATCAATATATTCTCCAAATTTTTGTTTATGTCTATTTTCTCTCCAGTTTCCTTTAGTTTTTCCAACATAAAAAGGTACTTTATTTCTTTCTAAAATATAAATTCTAGTCATGTTTTATTATAAATATATCCAAATCCCAGAAATTAAATATTTACCCTAATTTTTTCTCAAAATACTTTCAGCAATATAAATACCTTGACTACCTGCTACAGTTATACCTCTAGCTGATAGAGCATCTCCAGCAAAATGAACATTTGGATATTCTGATAGAGATAAATTAGAATGATTTGTTAAAGGCTCTGGTGAGGCATATTTTACTTCAGGAATATACATCCCCCAATCATCACCGAATTGGAATACTTCGTTCATTTGGTTAATAAAGTTAAGAATATAGTCTGCATATTCACCAAATGCTTTTTTAAATATATTTAAATCATTTAGTTGTAAAGCTGCTACATAATTTCCTTCTGATGTTTTTGATACTTGTCTAAAAGTGTTAGGTGAATAATAAATACCTCCATGTATTTTTTCATCTTTGTAATTTAACTTTCTTACTACTTCTCTACTCCATTCAAAGGGATTTTCAATACCTTTAATTTCCATTAATATACCAAAATTAGTCATACCATTTTTAAATTCTTCTCCTTTTTTAGCATGACCATTATAACTAATATCACCATATGTTTCTTCTACAGCAACATAAGCAGCATTATTATTAGTACAGAATGATCTTAATGATATTTTATCATTTGGTTTTTGATATAATTTGAAATCATAACTGATGTCAATTAATTTTTGGAAATATTTTTGTGGGCTTTCAAATCTACAGCCTATTTGGACCGACTTTTGCTCGGTAGGTAAATCATATTTCTGAGCTAATTTGGCTGAAAAGTCTATTCCAGCTTTACCTGTACCTACTATACAAGTGTCAAATTTTATTTTTCTCATATTTTTATCCAATTTTTATATTTTAAAACTTTATTATTAATTAATTGACTAAGTCTTCCACCATTTAAATTAAATTTATTTTCAAATTCTTTTCTAGTACCTTTAAAAATTTCTTTAGTTTCTAAATGTTGAAAAGTATAAATGTTTAAATCTTTAAGTTTATCACCCATAGATTTATTTCTTTTTTCTATCCATTTAGGATCTCTGTTTTTTATTCCAATGCTTTTCTTTTTTCTAGTTTCATCAGATTCTTTTACACCTAATTTAACTTTTTTACCCATCATCGATTTACTCTTTTTTTCACTACTTTCCTTACTCATCTTAATACCTTTTTTAGGGCTAGGATTTTCATTGTAATATTGTTTCCAATATTCACTCATTTTCTGCTTAGATTCTTCAGAGTGTTTCATTCCAGTAGTACATGATTATATTTTAATATAAATATTAATCTTTTAATATTACTTCTCCATTCTCAAAATCAATATCCTTCACCTCAGTCTCCCACATAAATTTCACTCCTTTATCAACTAAATATTGATACCATGATTTAGCAATTTCATGAAGATAATTTGAACCAATATGCCATACTGGAAATAATCTTAATCCAAAATAGGGTTTAATAAATTCAGGTTCTTCTACTGGGTTAGATAAGAATATTTCTTCTGGTTTGGGATGGAAACGTTTAAAATTAGATATTACTTGATCCATTAATTCCATTGCTTTTTCTTCACCACAATATTTTTTAAGTTGACCTCCGATTTCTGTATGATATGTAAGTTTACCATCACTCCATCCACCTGCTCCTAACATACCTTCCATTACCTCTTCAGGTAAGCGGTTGTGTGGGTCTTTTCCTTTATCAATTATTGTAATTAATTCTCCAGGATAACCATTATCTACTAATTTAGTTGCAGCATTAATGCCGGCTACACCAGCACCTACAATTACAATTTTTTTATTCATTTATAATATTTTTTAGTCTTTTAATTTCTTCAATTACATCATCTCCTAATTCAATTTTTGACATTATAGATAATTGGTCTACTTGCTCTAATAATACTTCTATTAGTTTTATTTTTGCTTCTTCTTTATTTTCCATTATTTGTTAAATCTTGTTTTATATATTTCAGGATGTCTAAAACTATGAACCAAATATTTATGATTCATATTATAATCAGAATGAGCTTTAACTCCAAATACATAATAATATAATCTTTTTATTTCTTCATCATTTAAATGTTCAGGCATATGATAATAACTAAGTAATTCAGATTTACTTTTTTGCATCTAATTTCTCTTTAATTCGTTGTCTAATAATTTCTTCATCCCTTTTTGTAGGAATGTAATCATTCATTAAATGTTTAGGAATATCGTCCCAAGCATTTCCATAGTAAGATACATTAAAATTTCTAGATTTACACTCTTTATATAAATCCTCATATCTTTTTCTTAAATATTCTAGTTTATTATAGAAAAATGATACATGACCTTTTCCCAAAGTAAATTCTTTTGGAACGTTTTTTAAATTATATCTACCACGAGATATACAATTTGGAATACGTTTAATTTCACGATGTTCTGCTATTAAATGTCTTGTATTAAGTTCAGCAGGGGGAATTGCAACATTGATTCTTGTCATAACTTTTATTTTAATATATGATTATAGATTTTGGAATCCTAATTTTTAGGATGATATTTAAAATCTCCTTTTTTTAATCTTTGTAATAAATCATATTGTCTAGGAGTAGCTAGATTATTTTGTTTAATAACAGAATCTATTATAGATTGAAAATATTTTCTATTTGAAATAGAAATACCATTACTTTTATCTAATATTTGTTGAAAATATTTAGGATTTATTGATTTATTTTCTTCTGTTAGAGCTTCTACTCCGAAATATGTTTTGGCATATATGTTGGGGATTTTTCTTGTTTTTTGAAGTTTTCCTCCTGATAGAAATGGTTTACCAAAATCTACTTCTATCCAATCTAACATTCCTCTTTGATCTGATTTACCAGTATTTCCTGCTGAGGTAGCAACTATTGTGCCTTTACCATAAGTATCATGTTCAAATGGAGTATTAATTCTATAATCAGTTCTAACTTTATATGGAAGATCTTTTTCAGATATTTTTTCTTCTTTGGTTTCTACTCCCATTATTTTGTTTAAATTTATTGGAGTAGGAGCAGATTGGATAATTTTTATAGGAATATCTATTTCTTTTCTTTCAAAATGACTAGATATTTTTTTATTTAAATCTTCAGCATCTGTTAATACTAATGTAATTAATTTTTCTTTATGAATTAATACATAATAATATGTTCCTTTAAGATCAGAAGATTTAATATTAATAGGATATTGTTTTCCATTTGTTTCTATTACTGGAATGTAAAATTTATATCCAACATAATAATTTTGTGAAGAGGGAATATCTTGAGATTCAATTGATTTTAATTTCATCAATATAGAATCTTGAATAGTCTTAATTAGTGGTTTTTGAATTTCACTTAAAGTAAACTCTCCTAATGCCTCTTTGGGAACAATTACATTTTCTATATTGATAACCCTATCAGTTTTCCTTTCATTGTAGTGATTGGTAGAAACTAATTCTTGGAGGATTTCTAGTAGTTTTTTCATCATTTATAAATATATAAAAAGCTGTGAAATTATCACAGCTTTCTAATTATTAAATATTTCATATTATTTATATTTTTTTAAATCATCAATAGATATATTTATTTCTTTTAAAATATCATTTACTATTAAATCTATATTTTTTACTGTTATTTTTTGTTTTTTAGTTGGTTTTTTCTTTTTTTGTATGATTTTTTTATCTCCAACAATACAAGTTAAAGTTATAAATTTTTCTTTTTCCTTTTTATCTAACTTTTGATAATTATCATAATAACTACCACCACCAAAAATTACTTTTGCTACTACTTGTAAATAACCCCCATAACCTTGAGTTATAAGATTATTACTCCCATATCCTCTTGTTATTATACTCATTATTGAGGTGTTCTAGATATAAATGCAGGAACTGAATCTGTTGTGCTTCCTAAATTAAATGTTTTAAGAATTGTAACTCCATCTGCTTTATATAAAGTTAACGTTTGGGATGTTGGATCTAAAATCCATTTTCCAAAAGATTCGTCATGGATGTCTTGTAATCTTTCAGCCATACTACCTGAAATAGTATGATCAGATTTCAATTCATCCCAAATAGAAGATATTGTTCTATTTAATCTATTTCCTAATATATAACCAGCACTTCCTGAGGTGTAAGATCCGGGTAATGAAGTTGTCCAAGGATCTCCTGCTGAAGCTGCTGAATTGACTTTATTACCCATTGTTCCAGCATTATTAAAATCTGCTGCTATTGAGTTCCATACTTCTGCTGCTAAATTTTGTGGAGATAATTCTGTAAATGGAGTAATTGAAGCACCCATATTCCCTATTGCAAATGGTAGAGCATTTGTTATAGAACCAGATCCTATTATTGTAGAAACAATATCTGCTAATGCATTTAAACTTCCTGTTAGTGCTGAGGTTCCATTTATTGTTGCAAAAGCAGGGAAAATACCTACTATATCAGAAGTTAAAGAACCTACTCCATTTATAATTGAAGCGGCATATAAATTTCCTATTAAATCCCCAACTAATGAACTAGTTCCATTTAAAGTAGCATTTGTGTAAAGAGCACCTGCTATATCTCCAGATAAAGAACCGGTTCCATTTAATGTAGATAAAATATCTACTAATGCTCCTAAACTAGCATCTAAAGAACCAGTTCCATTTAAAGTTGCTACTGCTTCTAATTTTCCAATAATATCAGAAGACAAAGAACCAGTTCCATTCAGTACCGTTAATATATTTCCTAATGCATATAAATCAGGATTAATTATTGAACCTGTTCCTTCTAATGATGCAGAAGCATTTAAACCACCTGCTAAGTTAACATTTGTTAATGAACCTGAACCTCCTAGATCCATATACATTGCCATTCCTCCTGCTTTAAAAGGAATTATCCAAGAATAGGGTGGAATATAACCATTAGGAACTCCATTTTTAGGGTCAATATTAGCATAGCCGAAATAGATATTTCGGTTAGCTCCAGATTTATTGTAATTAGCTCTTGTATTAGATATAGAAGATCCAGCCATAAACCTACCACAGGTTTTATTTAAAACACTATAATTCCCTATTAATGCCATTTATTATCCCCAAGCAAAATCTAAATGTCCAAAAAATGATGAGTTGATTGGAGTATTTGCTCCATTATACAATAACCAAACCAAACAAGCATCAT